TTCCGTAACTTCTTCATCCGCTGCCGCCATCTTAAGCATCATTTCTTCAGTGCTTTTATCCCATTGGTCAAAGAATTGAGCACCTGCTTCACTTTTGCCGGACTCTTTAGCAATTCGACTTACTGCTTCGGCAGCACCGCCTGCTGCAATATCAGCATATGCCTTAGCAGGATCTACTCTTGCACCGCCCGCCGGTATGATTGGCCGGATAGGCGCAAACCCTACCGGCGACAGTGACGTAATAGTCGTAGTTATTTTGCCGAACTTTTGTTGAATCAACTTTATGATTTGGTCTAACGCATCACTTATTACTTGAATCCAAATTTTAGCGTATGTCTTTACCAGAATCACTGTTAGGTCAAGTCCTAGTTCGAATGCCCCTGTAAAATCGGTTTTCATATAAACAGCAAACGCTTTAAACATTTGAAAAACTCTAACTACTTGAAGTGAAATCCTAATGGCCCATCGCGTAATAACTTCTTGATTAGCATTGAACCATGTGGTTATTTTTACTAATTCTGGAGCTAAGGTCTTTCCTATAAGAATAGCGACTCGCTTAATTTGGTTCCAAAAGATTTTCATTTGAGCCGAAAAAGAACTCATGTTTTCTTTTGCAACGCGAGCAGTCGTTCCGCCGGCACTGTTTAACTTCTTTTCATAATCTGCAATTGCATTACCGAGCCCTAATAACGGCAAAATCGCTTGTTCAGAACGAGCCTTAAAACCAAGCATCTCTAAAGTTATTTTCTTTTGCTCCGTTGACATATTCCCCATAGCTGCTGTTAACTCATTTACAGTTTGGCTCAAGGGTTGAAGTTCACCGTTTGCATCAAAGATGTTAACACCGAGAGCTTGCCATTGTTTGCGATTTTCGATAAAGCCTTTCGTCATAAGGCGCAACATTCGACTAAACATCGAGCCAGCCATATGTCCTTTGATACCTTGGTCGGCATAGGCTGCTAATACTGCAACACCTTCTTCAAGCTGAATGTTATACGCTTTCATCGCAGGTCCGGCCTGCGTTGTAAGTGCAGTTGAGAACTGCTCAGTCGTTGCATTTGCTAATGTATTAGCCGAAACAAGTACATCAGTCACTCGAGTCAGGTTCTTTAGATTCACATCGGCGTCCGCTGACTTGAGACCTAAGGCACTAAGAGCATCAGTTGCAAGGTCAGTGGCCGTGGCCATATCAAAACTACCGGCAATCGCAAATTGATTCACCGCACCTAAAGACTTAAGTGACTGCGAAGCATCCAAGCCCGCTGACGCGAGATAGAAATAACCCTTAGCAAGGTCAGCGGCCGAAGTTACACTTACGGTACTCATCGTTAGAGCCGTGCTGGTTAGTTCTTTTCGCATTCTTGGCGTGACGCCCTGCATGATTGCTAAAGACTTGACCATTGCGTCATCGAAGGTCGCAAACGATTTCACTGAACCGACGCCAATGGCTGTAAGGGCGAGGCCTACTCTCCGAGCGTACTTCGCCAATATTGCGTTATGCTTATTGATTAAATTGACCGAGCCTTTTAAGAGACTTGTGACCCCGAGCATACTACTATGGAAGTTCTTCGAGTCCATCCTTAGATGAACTAATAGATTACCAAGGTCTAAGGTGGCCATTCTTAAATATCCTTACGAAAATCGGCTGTTTTAAACCAAAACATTTTTGATGCTTTTAGTCTTTGCATGAATGTACGCTTGTCAACCTTCTTAGGCTTTTTAAACTTTATAATAAAATCAAGGAGCCTTACTTTTTCTGGCTTTGTAAAGTGCGCTCTTCGAATCTCAGCCGCGATTTGCGCTAAATAAAAATCTTCTCGGCGTGGGCGATTATACTCGAGCTTCAAGTATTCCCTCCATAGAACGAACTCTGTGGAGGGAATTTTTGCTTGAGCTTCCTGAAGGGACATATGTAAAGCAAACGCAATGTCGAACCAATCGAGCTTTTCGCCCTTTAGTCGTTTCCCAAGTCGGCGCTCTCTTCTTCTTTGTCGTCTTCGAGTCCGCTTAACGCTTGAGCAGCTTTGAATAACGTAGTCAAAGTACTCGCAGGAAAGTCCTGTAGCTCTTTGATAGTCACGAGCTTTTGCTCATCGTTATGCAAACACATCGTGAGAAGATTAGCTTGAAGGTCTTTATGCGAATTGAGACCCCGAGCTTTACCGCCGATGAACTTTACGCGCCCGCCGACATCATCGAGAAAAATATCTCGCTGCTTGCCAGTCAACTCACGAAGAACATAGTTCTTTACGGCCCCGCCTTCAACAGTGAGTTCAATTGCGATTTCTTTTAATGTTACCGTTAGTTGTAAAGTATCCATAGTAGTCCTTTCCGATGATCTTGTACACGTCCTGAGTCGCGTTCTAAAGCATTTTATACTTTAGATTGATAATTTAACCGCCTTAGACTGCATCCGCGTATTCGGGGGCGGTCTCGACGAGAGAACCGTTCTGGTTGGTCGGAATGATCGTCAAGTCGGCAACTGGCTGCTCGCCCTCAACAATTTCCCCGGGCGTAAAGGCGTCGATAAAGCCCCAGAAAGTGAATGTTGAATCATCTGCGAATGTAATCACGATTGACTGATTCACGCCTATCATCGCGACCAGTTCATCATACACTTCGGGATCATACGCTGCTTGCACAGATGCTTCAGTTAGCGTCTTCAACAATTTAGGCGCCATTGTACGCCATGTAGTATTTCTCATCGTGGTCGTGTCAGTTGCTCCGCCAGCAGATACCCCTGGTGGTGTTAATGACTTCTCCCAAAGCAAGAGGGTCACCCCACTAGTTCCAGCGCTGAAAGCGATAGTAGTTGAAAAGCCGTCATCAATTCGTTCACTCATTTTATTTATCCTTTCAAAATTATGTTACATTTTTTAATGTTACTAAAAAGTTAACGGTGAACAAGTACCGACGTTTAGTACCAGGTTCTTTTCCTAAGGCAACGATCGGCGTTGTTCGTTTTACATTATAGACCATAAATGTTTGCGTCCCGATTATTGTTAATACTCTATTCACAGTCGATAAAGCATCAACAACTTCCTCAAGCTTTGCATACCCTGTATTGTAATCTTGACTACGTATTTTAATTTGAATGCCCGGATGCGATGGCGTATACCCGTTCATTTGCCTAAGATCGAGAGTTCCGGACGTATCATATATCGCACCGCAGTTAGTATCAACTTCATCGGCGTCAGGCATCCCACTAATAAATAACGGCCAGACCCCACTTTCATCAGGGCGTATCATTAAGTCTAATTCATCGATAATATAATCGGCTAAAATAGTCGCAGGCGATATCGTTAAAAGTGCCATTAGTATTTCATTTCCGTACGAATTATTCTTAAAGCCTCATATCGTTTTTCACGAGCGGGCCGTTCTAAAAACTTTGCTTGTTGTCCTTCGCCTCGATTAAACATGCCGCCTGCGGCTGTTCCTCGTTTTGTGCCTTTAGCTGAAGCGATTTCTTGGGCATGCCGAACATTAAATTCTTTTCCGTGAGCAGCATCTAAATTCTCATGAACATATACCGCATACTCTGCAGTATAGCCAACGACTATATCTGTTCTAAATCCTGAACTGCCAACATTACGAATAAAGCCTGAACCTCGTAGATGCCCTAATTGCACTGGGATAATCAAATCGCTCTCACGCTTAATCATGAGGCCAGCCTTCTTAAGACCTTGAGCGCACCCTCGTTCTTGCCTTTTGTTATAGGCCTGAAGTCTACGAAGTACTAATGGGGCTCCTGTTATTTCAAGTACTTTCATAAATACGCTTCTCGAAGAAACTTTGTCGCTTTAAGTGTTGGAGTACTATCGAAGCGACGTATTTCCCAGGCATTATCATTCTCTTTAATACTTACCGAGTCAGTAATATCAGTTAACTCACCGAGCATCAATACACCGCGTGGCTTGACGTCAGACTCTACATAAACTAAAGCATTCGACAATTCGCGTTCGCCCATAAAGGACAAGAACTCTTCAGTGGCGGCTTCCCATCGACACGCCAACTCTACTGGAGACGCAAACGTGGGATTGCCGTAATTGTCAGTCCCAATAGGGGCCCAATAAACACAAATTTGTTTGAGCATTCGCTCAATAATACTCATGTTACATCCCGGCTAAAAGTTTCATAAATCCAGCGACACCAGCACCACCTACAAAACTGCTAAGACAAACGCCAATCATAAAATACTTCATGTTAATGAGTTTAATTCCCCATGGGCACGCTTGAATATGCATGAGTAAAATTTTCTCTGTCATTCCAGCGGCTATCTCGGCTACGATTGCTTTGTCACCTTCGGTTAATGCCATTTAGTACTCCTACTCTGTAGCGGCTGCAATAGCCTCTTCCTCAGTGCGTCCTACCCAGGTCATTCCAACTACGGGTACGCCGCCCTTCTTAGTTTGTTCATTTAGTTTTGCAAGATTTCCTGCTGTATCAATTCTCATAGCCATCTGACCGTAATGAGTAACATCAAAACCTAAGTCAACTTTCGATTGTATTGTCGCACTTACTTTCCCTGCCTTTTCGAGTGTTGCTCGGCCTTCTCGTATGGCGTAGAAATGCGCAGATAACCAGCGCTCGATAAGTTCGAGCTTCTCATCAGTATAATCGCTATCCGTGCATAGTTCAGTAACTAACGAGTTCGCGACCTCAATAAACGGTTCCGTTGAAACGGTCACTTCGAGTTCGATAATCGCTGCAACTTGAGCATTAGTTGTCCTTATGGCCATTAGTGCCACTCACTTCCTTTGTGCCTTTGGCAACGTCGTCCCAGTTTGAGACCGCAGTATTGACTTTAGCTTGCTCGACCTTAATCTCTTTAAGTGAGATTTGTTCGCCAGCTTGAACTCGCTGCGCTAACTTCGCGATTTGACTTGCA